CTCCCGCTTGGACACAATGTCTGCGAGTTTCTCTTCAAGTTTCATCCGATCCTGTGTGGTCTGAGCATCAACTGCTAAGCTCCTGCGAACAATGGCCTCCTGATCGGCATACAGTGTTCGGATTTTCTCCAGATACTCCTGTTGCGCGGAGATGCGAAGCTCAGTCGCCTGCTTAAAGCTTAGATACCCGGCGCCTTCTTGCAAGTCCGTTACCTTTTGACGGCCTCGGAAAAGATCGGACTCCTCGTCCACAAGTCGCTGCAACGCTCGCAGTTGCGTTTCCATGGCAGCGAGTGCATTTGCCGACTGAGTGGCGCTTGCGGTGTTGTAGTTGAGCGCCTTGCGAGGGTTATTTAGACCCTCTGCCGCCGCGTTAGCAGCATCTGCTCCTCGACGTATTTCGTTAAAACGCTGGGTGACTGCATCAGCAAGCAGTGGCATATCCCAGAGCTCAACATAGTTCTTGTTGGCTTGGGAGACGATCTGGTTGCGCTTTTCAAGCGCCGCCTTCAACTTGGCCCTGTTTTCTTCAGAAAAGGGGTTGATTCCCTTGCCACCTGCCAAAAAGGTGCCGGCAAGCTCAATGTCGGCCCATACGGCTTGAAAGCTGCCAATAACCGACTTGATTGTCTGCCCAATGCCTCTTAGAGCATCAATGACAACGGCCAAGCCATACGCGGTAGTTTCTGCCCAGTTCGTCAGCGTTCCGTTCTCACGCAAGCTGAGAATGCCTTTCACCGCATCCTGGCTTCCAAAGAACACCCGGCTTAGTTCCTGACCCAGAACTGTCATGGCCGGGATGGATGCGGTTACGAGCGTCTGAGCAACAAAGTTGCTCTCGGCCTTCAAGCGTGCGAACGACTTAGCTGCTCGATCAGCTTGTTCGACTTGGTCTGCTGTGAGACGAATATTCAGATCTTGGTTCTCCGCAAGATCTTTTAGAAATGGCAGCAAGGATGCTCCAGATTTACCAAAAAGCTCCATAGCAATCGCCGTCTTGCCGGCGCCATCCTGAAATTCTGCAAGCTTGAGCGCAATATCATTCATGACCTCCGCCGGGTCACGTAGATTGCCGCCGCTATCTTTGGCGCTTATGCCCAGAAAGCGAAGCGCCTTGGTTGCACCGGCGCCTTCCTCATCAATTCCCGCAAGACCCTTTGAGAGACGCGACAGACTCGCACCCACGTTTTCCATCGAGGTACCGGAGATCGTTGCAACAGGGGCAAGTCCTGAGAGCGCTTCAACGCTTGCGCCTGTTTGCTCGGAAAGCCCCTGCAAGGCCGATGCCGCTTCCAGTGTTTGGTTGATGAAGTCACGAAGCGCCGCAACGCTTGTTACCCCAATTGCCACGGCAAACGCCGTTTTAGCAACCGAGGCCACTTGCGCCAATGAGGATTCGATCTCATTGGCCCGCTTCTCGACCATGCGGGCGCTCTTACCTAGATCCGCATGGAAATCCGCCGTCTCTGCGGCGAGTTTGACGACCAACGACCCTATATCAGCCATTTTTCTTCACGATGTGCGAAAACATAGCCCGCAGCCGCATGGCATTTGCTTTGCCGTCTGACGCGGTCGAGACTTTTTCGATAAAGGGCATGAAATCCTCAGGTTTAAACGGGGGGCTGTCTTTTTGTCGGTGTGCGTTGGCAAAGGTTGATGTCACCAAAGCGCTGCGGTAATCGGCTCGGAAATCCCCAAAGGGCTCCAATTGATAAAAGGCCATCCACTCGGAGATCTCATCTGAGCTAAGCTTTGAGAGCAACTCCCGCACCGTCATGCCCAGTGACAAAGCAAGGCGGAATGTGAAGCGTCGTGAGGGGTTGGCCGTTAGGCCTTTTTTGCGGCTTCGACCTGCTCAGCGCCAATGCCATTGAGTCGTTGCGAGACCGCAAAGAGCCGATCAAGCGCCTTTGCACTCTTACTGCCAAGCGAGGCAATTTCGTCGTCGGAGAAGAGGCGCTCCCCAGACTCCGAACAAATCGTGAGCGAGACGAGCCTGGCTCGCACGTTCTCAAGCCGTCCGTCATTACCAATAAGGCTTGCTTCAAAGGCATCACGGTCTGTGCCCGTCATGGTTCGCACGAACACATCGCCACCCCACTCAGGAACATTGACACGCTCTTTGGGCAGGTCGTCGGCCGCAAGAATGGCGTCTTTAGTCAGGATAACCATACGCTTACTCCTCCGTGATGCTGCCATCGATTTCGATTGTTACCGAGGCTTCAACGACTGCATCAACCCCGCCTTGAACACTGAACTGGGTCAGGTAACCGTAAAAGGTCCATGTCGCCGCTGGAGTGGTGTCGGTAAAGGTAATCTTGTATTGCCGACGGGTATTTGCAGCACGGTCTGCACGCATGGCGATATGCACTGGGTCATCAGGATTGAAATGCAAGGACAGCGAGAGCTGACCCTCATCCCTTAAGCCGACACGCTTTTCTTTGGATGCAGAGGAAAGGTTCGTGACATCAATGACCGAGGCTTGACCGCCAGGACCTTGAAACGAGACAACATTGGGGATCGTCTCGAACGCGGTGGTTCCGAAACGGGCAATAGTGATTCCCTGCGAAGGGACCGCAGAACTGGGCATCGTGATATCTCCTAAGATTGATCCCCAGGCGTGGCTGGGGTTTTGCACCTATCGGTGGTAGGTGTAGTCCACCGAGACGCGATAGCTTCGTGTCTCGCTTTCAAAATCGGTTAGAACCATCCGTACATCCGAAACGGTGTTCTTGGCTGCAAGTATCGCCAGCAGAATCTCGTCCTGTAAGCCCAGCGCCTCGCTGTAGGTCTTTGCGTAGCAGTCCACCTGAACGCGCACCCGCTCCAATCCATGTAAGCCATTGATCCCAAGGACATGCTCCGCTGAGACTGGGGTGTAAACGATGAATGGGTAGGTTGATTCACTTGGAGCAATCAGCGCGTAGACCTGGCCGTTGGCCAAGTGCTTGATTGCGTCATAAAAGTCCTGCATCAAAGTCCTTTAATTTTTTTGGCCTCAAGCTCAATACGCTCGGCGAGCCTTGTTTTGATCGCCTCTGCCGCCTCGTAGCGTTTTGCTTCTAGGGCGGGACGCAGAAACGGACGGGCCGCCATCTTGCGTGTGCCAAATTCGATAAAGCGCCAGTACCAAGCATCTTGTGAGAGGTTTTTCTTCTTGCCTTGATTGCGGTACTTTTTGCCGTGCCGTACCGTCACAAAAAAAGTCTGACGCGTGAGGCTCGATAACTCACGAATATGCTTCATGATCACCGAGCGGCGCAAAGTACCCGGTGGTGGTTGATTGGGCATGGAGCGGGCTGCTACCGGTGCGCGGCTTTTGGCCTCGTCCCGAACGACTTTGGCACCGGCATAAACAGAAGCCCTTAAGCCGTTTTTAGCAACGCGATCGGGAAGTGCTTGTAATGCTTTGACTAACTGTGCGGTGCCCTTAACTTCAACGCGCTCACGTTTGGCCATCATCAAGCCCCTCGGCCGCCCAAAGTGTCACAAGGACCCCTTGCTCACCCTCGTTGATTGCACCAAAAATCCGAAAGATCCGGTCTTTGTATAGAGCGCGGTACTCCGCGACCGAAGCAGAATTAGAAAATGCCGACTGAAATCGGACCGTGATGGTGTGCGATATCTCGTTGGAGATGCGTTGCGCTGTCACAAGGTCGCGTGCATTCAAAGGCTCTATGTTTGCCCAGACCGTTGCTGCATCCACCCACTCTCGGCGCGGTGCGCCAAGATTGTCTTTGACCATAAACGGCCTCTGAAAACGAACTCGCTTATCGAGCGTTCCTGCCGATAGCGCGCTCATACCAATGCCACCCGATAGGGGTCAAGAAGTCCATCGACAAACGGCAGAGGATCAATTCGTCCTTTGCTTAGAATCGACATCTCTTCTCGATGTGCATAAAGACTGCCGATGCGCAGCTTGATCCAGCTCTTTAGCCCCTCAGGCACATCGCTTGGTGTACCGTATCCCGCATCAAAGACAACTCTCACCACGCCGATTTGAGATAGCGTAATTGGCCATGTATTACCAAAGCGTGGTGTGATCCGCGCAGGCTCAGACGTAAGGTCCGAGACGTAAATGGAGGGGTCAACTGTCTGCCACTGACCCGACTGGTCTTGGTAGCTAATCTCTACGACAGACTGGACCGGACACCGAGGCAGGTGCAGCGATGAGCTGGGAAAGCCATCGAGTGTGCGCATCCATCGGGCTGTGCAGATCTGTCGGCCAGTCAGGGTCTCGGCTGCAACCCGTGCGGCCGAGATTAAAGATTCGATCAAGGCATCGTCATCGTCAAAGTCCACCCGAAGGTGAAGCTTTGCCTCGGCAAGCGAGACAGGCTCCACCGTGGGTGGGGTGATAAGGCTCAGTGACACGACAACGACCCTTAGACCACCTGGGCAACAGAAGCGATGTTTGACACGTTGGCTGGCAAGTTACGTGGGTCTACCCCAATAATCTGCGCAGCGACTTGGCTTGCAGCGGTAGCGGTTGTAATCGCTAGCCGAACAAAACCAAAGCCATTGACGGTGTCGAGTTCCTCGCCACGAACATTGATCAGGACTTGGCGGTTTGACCCGTTGTTAGCCTGCTCGAGCGTCGTAATGGCCTTTCCAGTCACATCCTTGGCGCCGGTACCGCTGGCGTCGGTTGCCTGTTGCAACTTTGCAGCCAGTGTTCCGTTTGTGCCCATGGTTCCGATCTGGATGATCGCAAGCAGGGAGTGAAACTGGGCGCAAGACACCCATGCCGAGTTGCTCGTGCCGGCAGCCTGACTGGCTGGATCGATGGATGCGAGCA